GAGCACGGTGTGATCCTCGAACCCCGTGGTCATGCCAAGACGACGTGGGCCAACACGATCTACCTCGCCTGGAAGATCGCCTCCAACGCCGTCGATGGCGACAAGCGCCTGCGCGTCGCCGTCATCAGCAACACCGCCAAGCAGAGCAACGCCTTCTCCCGGGCCATCAAGAGCACCTTCGAGGTGAACCAGGAGTTCCGGGAGGTCTTCGGCAACCTCGTCTCGTCTTCGAAGTGGACGGACGTCGAATGGATCGTGGCCGGATCTCCCCTGGAGCAGTCCAAGGATGTCAGCCTCTATTCCAACGGCGCGCTCGGGGCGATCATCTCCAAGCGCTTCGATCTCATCCTCTGCGACGACATCATTGACGACGAGAACTGCGCCAACATCGACCAGATGGAGAAGGTCGAGACCTGGTTCAACAAGACGCTCAAGCCCTGCCTGGCTCCGAGGGGAACGATCATCGTCCTCGGAACCCGCTGGGGTGAGGGCGATCTCTACGAGAAGCTGATCGAGGAGAAGCACTGGCCGCACCTCGTGCGGGGAGCCATCTACGTCGAGGACGGCAAGGAGAAGGCGCTCTGGCCCGAGGTCTGGCCGCTCGACCTGCTCTACCGGGAACGAGACGATCTCGGCTGTCTTCTCCTGCGCCTACCTCAATGACATCAGCGGACTCATGTCCGGCAACATCTTCCGCCGGGACAACTTCCGTTACTTCTCCGAACTCGATCCATCCAAGACATACCGGATCAGGATGGGGATCGACCTCGCCTCCTCCGAGAAGGAACGTGCGGACTTCACCGCACGGGCCACCGTCGCCGAGGACATGGACTTCAACCACTATGTCCTATCTGTTTATAGAGATAAGCGCGAATCTGGACATCGTGAGTTTGTGCTTGACGGATGGATGGCATATCCGGCGATGGAGCGGGTGATCATCGAGAGCAACCAGTTCCAGTCCACCCTCATCCAGGATTTGCTGAACACATCTCCCATCCCTGTCGTCGGAAGAAGGGCGGATGTCGACAAGGTGACGCGGGCGCGATCCGTCGCCGCCAGGTACGAAGGCCACAAGGTGTTCCATCACGAGAGCCTCCGGGGCTCGGCGTTCGAAACCGAGCTGCTTTCATTCCCCAAGGGACACGACGACATGGTTGACGCTCTTGGCTACGCCATGGATCTGTCCGGGACTCGAATCGTCTTTGGGTCTGTGAGGAAATAGATGAAAGTGGAGTTTCGTGATGGGATCAAGGATGTTCCAGATTATCTAGCCGACATGATGCGAGGTCTCCCCACGTACGAGATGTTGTACGAGGAGGCGGTGCAGAAAGCGAACTGGGGAGTGACAAGGCGATACCTGAACAAGATCCAGTTCGATGTGCAGCGCAAGAGCCTGAAGGTGCGTTGATGGGAGCACTTGTCCGGTACATCGAGAAGCGCACGAAGCCGCAGACAACGCCTGACAAGGTCCCGTCTCAGTCTGCCACCGCTTACGCCATGCGTAACGATCGTGGCAGGGTTGGAAAGACGAACGTACAGCTGCTGAGATCCTGGGCGGAGAACAGCGAGTGGGTGCGTGCGGCCATCAACGTGCGTAAGACCCAGATCAGCTCTGCCGAGTGGGGCATCGTTCCGGCAAAGCCTGAGGGCGCGAATGACATCAACCTGACGATGCAGAAGCGCCTGACCGACCTCTTCGAGCAGCCGAACGCCAGAAGCGACTCGTTCAGGAACTTCATCGAGCCCGTCATCGAGGACATCCTCGTTCTCGACGCAGGCACCATCGAGAAGGTCAGGACCGTCCGGGGCGAGGTAGCCGAGCTGTGGCCGGTCGATGGCGGGACGATCAGGGTCAACGCGCTCTGGGACGGAGACCCGGACGAACCGCGCTACTTCTGGTACCCGGACTGGCAGGAGCGGGCCTCGTTCAAGAACGACGAGCTGCTCTACATCATGATGAACCCGAGGTCCTACTCGGTCCTCGGGGTCAGCCCGCTTGAGACGCTCAAGCTGACCATTGACGCCGAGCTGAACAGCTCCGAGTACAGCCGGCGTCAGGTTACAGAGGCCGCGCCAGACGGTCTTCTGCATCTTGGTGAGGGTGCCCGCCCGGAGGACATCGACCGCTTCAAGTCCTACTGGGAGATGGAGGTCGCCGGTAAGGGTGCGCTCGGCATCCTCGGCGGCACCAAGGCACCCGCCTTCATCCAGTTCCGCAACACGAACCGCGACATGCAGTTCCTGGAGTGGAACATCTACCTCGTCCGCAAAATCGCGGCGGTCTTTGGCCTGTCGCCTATGGACCTTGGCCTGACGTTCGACGTCAACCGGGCTACGTCTGAAGTGCAGATGCAACAGACGGAGGACCGGGGGCTGCGCCCGCTCATGGCTCTCATCCAGGAGTACATGACCCGGGAGATCGTCTGGGACGAGGCGTACGGCGGCAAGGAAAACGGCTTGGCGTTCAGGTTCCTGGCCCTGAACCTCAAGGAGACGAAGGCCAAGGCCGATATCAACAAGTCGGCGCTGGCGGGGTTCCCCTGGAAGACCCCGAACGAAGCTCGTATCGACGATGGTCGCGAGCCACTCGGGTCAGAGTACGACGACTTGTTCATGGTCACTCCTACCGGCGCGGTGCGTCTCGCTGACGTGCCGACAGCCAGGGAGGTTCTTGAGGCGCAGAAAGCGCCGAAGCCGTCTGATGATGGGCAGCAGAAACCTGCTGGTCAGACGAGTCCAGGAGGAAAGAACTAATGGTTGCGACACTCACGCTCCGCGTGTACACCGGGTCTGCTGCCGACACCGAGTCGGCCACCGCACAGACCGGAATCGACTTCATCAGCGCCGACAACGACACGAACTCGCAGGCGAACCGGCAGGCGAATCCCATCTCCGTCGGGTCCCGTTCCTACGAGAAGTGGCTCAAGCTCAAGGTCGACACGAAGCCGTCCAACTCGGTTTCCAACTTCCTGATCTGGGGAGACGGAGCCGTCACGGTTTCGACAGGGCTCTACTTCACCGGCGCCTACACGACGGGTACGACCCCAACCAACGCCACCTCGACGATTGCCGACGTGAGCTTCACCAACTACACGGCCGGCAACAAGGCGACGTGGGATTCCGGGTCCTACACCAACACGAGTGCGACGACGAAGTACGCGGTCTTCCAGCTCCGCGTCGACGCCGACTGCGCTCCGGGAAACTGGAACGGAACAGTCACTGGCGCCGAAACGATCAACTACAGCTACGACGAGACCTGATCGTCGGCCAAGAACGAAAGGGGCCGCTCAATCCAATGAGCGGCTCTCTTTGTGCGTAGGGAAGGAGCGGCCATGAAGAATGTTCTCGTCACCGGGGGGAACGGGTTCATCGGGCGATACGTTGTCAGGGAGCTGCTATCTCGTGGATATGACGTTTCCGTGCTCGACACCCGATGGCGAGAACCCGTCTCGGGATCGCGCCTCGTCCTCGGTGACATCAGGGATGCGACAGCGGTCACCGAAGCTGCCGCCCACGCTGACGGGATCATTCACCTGGCTGGCGTTCTCGGTACCCAAGAGACGATCACGAATCCCCGTCCCGCGGCGGAGACCAACATCATCGGTGGGCTGAACATCCTGGAGGCCTCCGCCCAGTACAACCTTCCGCTCGTCAACATCGCCGTCGGCAATTGGTGGATGAACAACACCTACTCGCTGACGAAGAACACGGTCGAGCGCTTCGTGGAGATGTTCGTCCGCTTCCGCGGCGCGAAGATGACAACGGTCCGCGGCCTCAATGCCTTCGGCCCGGGCCAGACCGCTGCCGCTCCGTTCGGGCCGTCGAAGGTCCGCAAGATCATGCCCTCGTTCTGCTGCCGGGCGCTGTCCGGGCAGGACATCGAGGTCTACGGGGACGGCGAGCAGGTCATGGACATGATCTGGGTCGGGGACCTGGCGAACATCCTCGTCGCCGCCCTTGAGAAGACAGATGCCAGGGGCCCGATCGAGGGACCGCTGGAGGCTGGTACCGGCCGGCGGACGACGGTGAACGACATCGCCAAAGAGGTGATCGAGAAGGCCCACAACGTCACCGGGAAGAGGGTGAAGATCGCCCACCTCCCGATGCGCCCCGGCGAGGACCCACGATCACTCGTGCTCGGCCATCCCCAAACACTCCTCCCTCTCGGAATCGACCCGGCAGACCTGCGGCCATTCGGAGATGGGGTCAGGGACACCGTGGCCTACTTCAACGACTACCTGAAGGCCAACACCTAGATGCGCGTCCTCGTCACCGGGTCGGCCGGCTTCATCGGCTCAGCGACCGTCGCTGCCCTGATTGGTCGAGGTCACGCTGTCCACGGTGCCGACATAAAGGTCTCTCAGGATCTGGCAGACCTCGACGTCGCAAGATCCGTCATGCAGTTTGATCCCCAGGTCATCGTTCATCTCGCCTCCTCCTGCTCCACGGCCGCGAGCATCCGTGATCCGTTGCAGACCTTCCGGGATACGGTGGTCACGGCGGTCAACATCCTCGAAGAAGCGAGGAAGCGACCGTGCCAGGTGATCGTCACCAGCTCCGTCAAGGCACGGGACGGGATGACGCCGTACGGGGCGTCAAAGCGGATGGTCGAGACCTGGGCGCAGGAGTATGCGAAGGCATACAACGTGCCGGTCGTCATCAATCGTCCCGGCACGGTGTATGGACCAGGCCAGGAGGGATCAGCCGATTCGGGCTGGATTGCCTGGTTCTGCAAGGCCAGGCGAGATGGGTTGCCCGTGACGATCAGCGGAGATGGATCACAGGTCAGGGATCTGCTCCACGTCAGCGATTACGTCCGCCTTCTCGTCATGCAGGTCGAGCTGTTCCCGGTCTTCGACACCGGTAACATCTGGGATGTTGGCGGGGGGATCGAGAACGCCGTGAGCGTGAAGCAGATCGCCGATCATCTTGGCCTCAGCTACCACTTCGGTCCAAGTCGATATGGCGATGCCATGACATACATCGGGGAGAACCGCGTCCCGGGCTGGGAGCCGACGGTGAAATGGTGGGAATCGGAAACCCTGCGTTAGATGAATTCCTTCCGGTAGCGATCCTCGTCCCATCGCTCAACAGGCCCCAGAGGCTGTTGGAGACGGTTCGGCATATCCGGACGACGACACCGAAGCCGTTCGGGATTCTCTTCTGTGTTTCAGACGACGAATCGCGGTCGATTCTGCAGGCGATGGGCGAGTCGTTCATTGACGATGGTGACTGCGAGGACAAGCGCTACGTCACCAGGATGAACAAGATGGTCAAGCATCTCGGTGAAGCCAGGTCCGTCTTCTTCGGATCTGACGACGTGATCCACCGACCGGGGTGGTTCGAGGCCGCTGCCTCCGTCCTCTCTGACGGCTATGCCGTAGCCGTCGTGAATGACCTGAAGAACGGCCAGGGAACACAGGCGCTTGTCCGAACCGACTACCTCTCCTACGCTGTTTTCGACGATCCGGACAGCGTGTTCCACCCGGGCTACCTGCACAACTTCGCCGACAACGAGATGTTCTACACGGCCACGGTTCGTGGTGTATGCGGGCGGGCGCTCGACTCCATCGTCGAGCATCTCCATCCGGTCATGGGTGGCCCCCTGCCATGGGACTCGACATATCAGATCGCGACCGACGGGTGGAACCACGACGTCTCCCTCTTCGAGGAGAGGGTGAAGTTGATCAACGAAGCATTTGGAGTGACAGAGTGACCGAGTCCCTGCCGTGGCACGTGAGAGACATTACCGGCCTCAAGCCTCACATCTACCACCTCATCGACCTGGCGAGCGCCTGCAAGTCAATCGTGGAGATCGGTGTCTATACCGGAGCGAGCACAAGGGCTCTGCTAACCGGCCTCCCAGCCGACGGCAAGATGTTCAGCGTCGACAAGAACAATCACCAGGTTGACGATGAGGTCAGGAACGATCCGCGCTGGGCGTTCCTCCTGGCCGACTCGGTCGCTCCAGCGACCATGTCCCAGTACCCGATTCATCCAGACCTCATGTTCATCGACTCGGGACACACCTACGAGTTGACATGGCGAGAGCTGGTCCTGGCGGGCTGTCTTGGGGCCAAGCGTATTGCCCTGCACGACTACCTCTTCCCGCTGAGCGAGGACCCGTACTGCGAGGTCAAGCGCGCCACCGACGAGTTCCTGACGCTTGGGCTTTACGAGTGGCAGGAGCTGTACGACAGCCATTGGGGGCTAGCCGTTCTAAGGCGGAAAGAATGAAGGTCCTCATCCTCTCTGACGGTGAAGACAACGGCGGTGTCGGGGCAGCCCTCAAGTTCGCCTTCGATCGCTACGCG